TCTTGACCAACAATTCTACCAATCACATCAAGTTGGGCACCAGTTGCAGTATCAAGACTCCTTAACTGCATAAGGTCTTTAAATACTTTTTGTATTTCTACTTGAGCGTTGATAAGGAAGCTACGGCTGGGGACTTGGTTACGGTTTAAACTATGGAGATAGTGACTACACTACAGTTTTTGGCGGATATTTCGCTAGCCTCTATCAAATTTAAGAAAGAGAGAAAAGCCCCTAATGGGGCTTAATAAGTGTAGTTCTCATAGCGTTCAATTAAAGCCTTGGCAACACGATGGTCTGTTTGCTCAGATGCTAGTATCTTGGCTTGTTCTAGTTTGAATGCTAACCAAGCTTTGTGGGCTTCTTCGGCTGTATCAAAATAACCTGCTCCAAATCACATCATCACCAATGCCAAGATTGCTATCAAAGTATGTAATCAATGCTGATTTTATATCATCAACACCTGTACCCGGAAACTCACTGTCGGTAGTCAGATTGATTGTGATATAGACTGGAAGTGGGTCAGGACGTTCAAAACCAATGTTATGAGAAAACCCTTGTGTATCAAAAATAACTACAACTGTATCCCCGTAGCTTCTAATACCCATTGGTTTGTTTTCCCAAATGGTATTTGCAATATCAATACTAACACCGCCAAGAACAATAGGCATAAAGCTGTGTGCAGGCACACCAAACGCATCTACAACATCTGTATCATTCTCGTAGATGCGTACCTCTTCAACACCCTCAAGATTAATTAGCGCCGAGTACAAGGCTTCTAGGATGTTAGACGCCCGTTCAAACTTAGTCTCTCTAAACCTTAAGCGAAGCTCTTCATCCGTTTCAAGGTTACGACCCGGGCTTGCAGCTTGGGGGTTTGTCACACTATCCCACCCAAGTTGAGGAGTCAGAATAACTGTCAGGCTATTAGCTTCAGCATTCACTTCACCAACTGTACTGCTTTGTACTTCACCAAGTTTTTGTACTTTAGTAACACCAAGGTTAGGAGTTACAGTGAAGGTTACAGCTGAGAATTCATCTACACGAGTAATCTTAAGACTTGTTCCTTCAATGCTGCTGACAAGACTTGGGTGACTTGCAATGATTACAGCGTTCAATCCAGCAATAATTTCAGCGGCTGTAGCAGAAGCGTCGCTAGTGAAGTTGATTGTATTAGCTGTAGTGATAGATGTGTAAGTTATGCTATAAACTGTGGTGTTAGAAACTGTTACAGGAGTAACCGTCACACCGACAGCTTGAGAAGGAGAAAGCGCCACAGGAGAGAGAATAGTCCACTGACTGCTGTCAATTGAGCTGCCTACAGTGAGACCTGATGATACTAGAGTACCATTGTCCCCAGAGATAATCACTTGTGCTGTGGAATAAGTCTGCTCTTGCCTAGTAATACCACCAAGAGCTACAAGGTTATCTAGAGCAATACCTGTTGCAGAATTAGGATCAAATGCTTGATAATCAGCTTGTGCTACTTCCCATAAATCTGCTAGACTTGGGCTAACAAGAGCGATCAATCTACCTAAAGCTGAGCTATCAGATGTGTCGACCTGATCACCGGGTTCCACTAAATCTTGAAATAAAGAGGTAGCTTCAGCTCGTAAGTCTGAAAGTATCTCTGTCATTCTTTTAATTGTAAAGCCTTGGTCAGAAATACCCGCCATTTTATTTCCTTAATTTATAGGGTTTAAAGTGAGGGGTGCTGAGATTGTCCCGTCCACAACTTTAATTTTAAAAATCAGATCGTAGTGTCTATTAACAAAAGTAGACTCCCAAGACACAATTTCTTTAACGCCTTGGTCAGATAAAACTTTCTGTTGAAGTATTAAATCAACTGATGCCTTGGATACTTGTTTTTTAGCAAGTATTCTTTGTTCCCAAGGTATGCCATATGTGGTGTCCAAAAACCATTCACCCATCCATGTTCTGAGAAGGATCAAAAGTCTTTGACCTGTAACTTCCACTGGTGTTTGAGTTGTGTCTTGTTTGAGCAGTGGCCCATTCCGCCAGATGATATCTCGGTCTGAACCTAGTCTGAAATCCATAACGTATGCCTTAATTGCTTGGGGGAACTGTAGAGGGTGCATGACGGTGTGTGTTGAATACCACACCGTTGAAGGTAGCCTGACCCCCGACCAAAGTATAGTTACCAGTCTGACTGTAATCCCCTTGATGAATTATCGAACCAATCCATGTGGTTGATCCAATGTCTATTGTAGCTGTAGGGGCATTCCAACTAATACTAGAGGCTGCGTTGATAGTTATATCTGAACCTTCAATCACAATGGGCATATTACTTGTGGTGATACCAATACTCCCATCCACTTTAATTCTAACTTCAGCCTCGACACCGCCAAGATTTCCAAATAAAACTGTATCCTTAGTGTCATGAGGCAGTATATGTTTCGCTGGGTTATTCACAGCAACTCCGGGAGGTTGGATACCCGGAAGAAAGATAGCGTCACTCTTATCCATCTTAGCAAAATTACTTGGCATTGATGGTCTACCATTACCAGCCTTCCACCCATCCATGTTTCGCATAGAGAAGATAGCCATACCAGTATCACCAATCTCAATTGGGAATGTAAAGCCTGCTTTCTTGGAAACTTGGAAAGAGACTGGTATACCCGCCAGTATTGGATACTCTTTAACTGTACCATCTTGAAACTTTTGGTTAATGGTAGGTTGGATATCAACCATTTGACCATTCAACCCATCTCTGACAGCGACAACAATACAGGGGATATTTGTAAAAACATTATCCATCTGACTGCTGAAGGCACTAACCATTGAGGACTGGATTGCTGCCACTGCTTCCGAACTCATCAAGTACCTCCAGATTTAATAACTTTTTCAAGTGACGTTGCACGAATCTCGGTGTACCAGCTTGCGCTTCTCCACCCCCCTGTATGCCTAAGAGACTCAACTTTGAACCACCCCGTAATTAAAGTATCTTCTAGCCTGATAATATCTCCAGCCCTTATATCGGGATTTAGCAAGATTTTCATTTGAACACCAGGCTTCTTAACTTTATCTTTCTTAGACCTTTGTCTATCACCAGAGACGCGGTAAGGGGTTTCAATCAAACCGGTATACTTAGAAAGTACATATGCTTGTTGAAAATTCTCAGTGTTGCCTCTGTCATTATCATGGATGTACACAACACCATCATCAAGCTGCCAGTTACAAGCATACTTTTCACACAGCTCGTTAAGCATCTCTTTCGGAGTACCACTAAGAGGATACCCATAGAGGAGGGGACTGTTTAGGTTAGTTCCGTTGAACACTCCACGATCAGCACCAATCGCTTTAACAAGCCTATTGGCAGCATCTTTTGGGGATTGACCTTCAGGTACAAATTCAGATAAAACTTGATGGTTTAACTCAACGTAACCTGTGCCTAGAGTGATTTGCGTAATACGATCCGTACCAGATTTACGAGTTGTTACATGAGTAACTTGCCCAGAAAATAATCTTTGTGGTCCACCCGTATCTAAATAACCAGCCTCAAATACTGCCGCTGGGTAATCAGTGTCGAGAAGTTTAATGTGCTCATCACTAAGATTATAAATTTCAATCGCTGCACTATTTGTCTTTTTCTTATTATCTGAAGATTTAGATATATCAAATGTAACTTGAAGATCTATAATTTCTAGTGCTTCCCCAGATTCGTAATCTCCCACTATCAAGCGGTACTGCCTGTTGCGTTGTAGTAGGTCCATATATTACTCTTCTGAAAATATATAAAAACAGTTATAGTATTGATCAATCGAATCAGGGTAAACCTTATAAGGCTCACTGATGATATCTGCTTTCTCCTCCATCCAAATAAATCCAGTAAGGGGGGACAAGGCATAATCTAATAAGATTGGGTAATTCGGGACTAAAGCTTCTCCTAGCACAATAGGATTACTATCAGCATCGTACAAATTTATAAAGTATAAAGCAGATCGCTCATTATAAATAAACTCAAGAATATAAGAGTTGCCTTGAAAAGCTATTGTATAAGTGTAGTAAGGATCTGGAAATAAAGGCATTGTTACATACTTATCAGCCATTTTCTCTAGCCTTCCTTAGTGGGTCTGTGTCTTTAGGGGCATTAACCCCTGCATTAGCCCCATCAACATCTTGAGGTGTGCTATCTTGTTTACCTTTTGATGCTTTAGTGGAAGCTTTCTTTTTTAAAGAGTTTTGTACATCTTTAGGGATTACAGTTTTCTTCAAGAAAGCAAAAGTAACTTGTTCAAAAGTAATATCACAATAAAGTCCATACCCTGTATTAGCGTCCTCTTTAAAGTTAATCTTGGTCATGACCAAGTTGTTAATTACTTTACGAAGAAGAGTCTTGTCATATTCGAACAAACGAACCAATTGAATACTTGGGTCAAACTGTCCCGACTTTTCATTGAAGATAACCCCAGCAGTAAGATCAATAAGTGCTTGTCTGACCTGTTCAATTAAGTTAGTACGCCTGCTGTCTATCACAACCTCTGGTGTACTATCAGACAGAAATTGTCCAATACTGTCTGGGATAAACTTCTTAAGAACACTTAGGTCTGTTGAGTTCACACTAACAGCAGTTGGGGCCTCGTTGCTGTTATAAGGAACATTACCGTCCAAATCTTGAATTAGGTATGTTCCTGTAGAAATATCCACTCCTGTGATTACAGCGCTAATAGTGAACACAGGGTTATTACGAATAAAGTGATCCGTAATGTTTCCGCCTTGATCTACAGGATGCTTTGTAACACTGCCAGAATAATTTTGAGTATATGTTTGCACAGCGTCACAGTAGATAAAGCCGCCATCTTCGTCCGAGGAGTCACCCCAACCAATTGCCAAACTCATAGGTGACTCCTTATTGTTTCACTGGGAATTGAACATTTACTTGATCAAATGATTGTACAAACATATTTGCAACAGCTTCACCAATAGCTTGTGCTTGTGCATTGGCATCCATACCTTGTAGGGTTGACCCGTCCACATTAACTTCAATATTGATTTCGTTACTGTTATTATTAACAATACCCATAGCCTTATCTTCAGCAGCAGCTTTAGCCATTTCAGCTTGTTGGTCATCATAACCAGCGGCGTCATGGTAGTACAAAGAGTTTGGGTCTTCGTAGACAGCCCTACCTCGTTCACGAGCTTTATTTAAGTTAACGCCAGTATTGTTGAGGATATCGCCAAAGATAGCAGCAGGAGAAGCATACTCCATCCCAAATAAACTGGCTTTCTCTGTAGCACTATTGTTTGTTGGCTCTGTAGGAAGAGCCCCACTTTTCCACTTTTGAAATTCAGCTATTGCATTCATAATAGAAGCAATTTCTTTGGCGGTTGACTCTAGAGTGGGTAAGAAGTCAAATTTAATGGAAGATATGTCTGTAAATATTTGTTGAATATTTTTCCAATCTTCTTGTAGTTGTTTTGTTTTATCAATACCCAACCAGTCAGCAACTACACTATCTTTACCCTCTAGCGCCCTAATAAAAGACTGCGGGAAAAGGAGCAAATCATCGGCCCATTTAGTGGCCTCGTTAAAGCCTTCGGCCAGACCCCTAACTAGGCTACCACTCTCACTCAAGCCCGCGTTAAGCGTGCGGAAAATACGCGCAAAACCCTCTTCTACACCTGAGTTTGAGGCCAATACTGCCATGTCATTCACAGAGTTTTGATATCTAGCCTGCTCAGCCTGGGAGGCTTGTGAAGCATTGTCTAAGGCACCACCTTTGTTAGCTCGCTTAGAAGCTTCAGTACCAGCGAAAGTGAGAATATCACTTGTAACTTTACCTGTCTTCATGTCGGCTAGAAGCTGTTGTATTGCATCAGCACCAGTTTTGTTACCACCAAGCTTAGTTTGGTAGGCTTGAGCAAATAGAGCTGTACCCCCCGGCAATGCCTCTGCAATTTGGCCTGTTAACTCTTCACTCATTAACTTACCCTTACCTGCCACTTGAGACAAAGCACGGAAGAGTCTGTTCTGAGTTGTTTTATCTAGTTTGTTAACACGGGCCAGTTCGGCAAAGCCACTGAATACCTTCTGGCTTTCTTTGACACTGATACCAGAACCAGTGAGACCAGAAATTAGTTTATTATAGTCACCAGAGGCATCCAAATAATTGAAGCCTATTCGCTGTCCTTCAGACCTTAAATATTGGAAGGAATCAGAACCTTGCTGTGCTGTGCCACCAGCTTGTTGCACAACGGCAGATGATTGTAATTGAGCAGAGACAACTTCTTGGTTACGTCTATTTAAAGCTCCAAGCCCGTACCCACCCAATCCTAATGCAAGTGCCGGGCCAAATAGATTGGGCATCCCGCGAAGACCACCAACACCACCTGCAACTGCTCCAGCAGCAGCGGATTCTCTAATCCTTGACCTGCCTATTGCTCGTGAACTTGCATTAGGGGTTAAGTTTGTAACTCTACTAGCTACAGCAGATGCATTTGCCATAGCATTAACCATGGCACCGTTCAGGCGACTTTGGTTAACATTGAACCTAGAGATTTCAAAAGTTAGACGATTACTTGCCATATCTAAAGCATTGCCTAATGCAATATTAAGCTTTCTTTGGTCTACATCAAAACTGCCAATACTGAGAACTATAGGCTTATTTGCAAACTTACCTAATTTCTTTAGTCTATTTTCAACATGGTCAAGGGCTTTATCAACTTTCCTAACAGAAGATTTATCAACTTCAATCCCCATGCTGGCAAAGTACTTACTAATCTGCAATGTTCATTACTCCGTCATTTGGGTTTATTCTTTTCAGCTTTTGCTTTATTTATGGCTTGTTGATTTAAAGAATCATACACATCAAGAATCTCCAGCTGTTTTAGCATCTGTCTTGTAGAATATTTCCACTCCATTTCAGCAGCTAACCCAAGACCACCTTTGTCATGCATGGCAATCCTATAAATACTCCAAGGCTGAGAGAATGTTAAATCAATTTCTTTTTCTAAATTCGTTGGTGGTGATTTGCCCGATACAGATGTATCAAT